GTAAGTGATAAATTCAGTAAAAGAGAATTTGTATTAACAACAAATGATATGTATCCACAAGATATATTATTTCAATTAACACAAGATAAGTGTACATTGTTAGATATGTTTAAAGTAGGTGATAAAGTAGAAGTATCTTTTAATTTAAGAGGTAGAGAATGGACAAACCCACAAGGGGAGGTTAAATACTTTAACTCATTAGAAGCATGGAAAATATTTAAAGATACTAATGTAGAGCATAACGCAACAGATGCTCCAGTAGAAAACGATAATTTACCATTTTAGAATAAACTAAGCGCCCTACTAAGAATGAATATTAACATATTTATTGAACGCTTAAACGGTAGGGTGTTTTATATAACGGTTTGATTAAGGGGTGTTTTTAAATGCCCTTTATTTATTGTTATATGCTTTTATTTTTGAGTGCTGAAAAAATATTTTTAAAATTTCTTTGTATATTTATTGTATATATAAATTATATATGTATATTTGTATCAGTTAATCATTAAAACAGAAACAAATGGAAACTTTAGAAACTTATAAAAAAGCAAACTTAGAAACTTTAATCCCTACAACTATTAGATTAAAAGATAATAGCACTGAAATAGTAATGATACCTAAAAAGGAATTGTGGTACGAAGCAACTGCTTTTAGTGGACATAAGTCATCTTGTTTTAGATTGGATAAATTACAAACCGCATTAGATAATAGAGGTATAAATTATAAAACTGCTTTTTATGCATTTATCTAAAAAGAAACTAATTGAAATACCAACCGAGTTATTTGATAAAATAGTTCGGTTAGCTTCTCAAAATGATAGAAGCGTAAACAAAGAAATTAACCACTTGCTTAAAAGTGCGGTAGCAAAAAAAAATAATTGCATATAACGAGTAATAATAAAACGTTTTAATGTTTTTAAATTTAAAGATATGAAGAAAAGAGTTAAATGTATAGTTGAACACAACACTAAATACCTGAAGTATAAATATAACTACGAAGTAGAAGCAGAAGATGAAAATTTCTACTACTTTAGATTTGAAGATGAATTAATTAAATACCCTAAATTTTATTTTATAGAGATATGAGTGAACACTACGATAATACAAACGGAAGTCTTTACAAGTTCGCTCAAGACCATAAACTAAATGCATGGGAGTTTGACGTAATAAAAAGAATAGTAAGATGCAGAAAGAAAGGGCAATGGCTAAGTGATATTGACAAGACAATAAAAGTATTAGAATTGTATAAACAAGAGTATAGAGAAGATGAAAGATAAGATTATAGACTGGGCAAAAGAAAGAGGTTTAATAAAAGAAGATAATGCATCTAAACAAATAATTAAACTATCTGAAGAAGTAGGAGAGTTATGTAGTGCATACCTAAAGCAAAACGATTTAGAACTATACGATGCAATAGGAGATATACAAGTAGTTTTAATAATACTTTGCGAACAATTAGATGTAGACTATGACAAAGCATTAGAAAGTGCCTACAACGTTATTAAAAACAGAAAAGGCAAAACGGTAAACGGTACATTCATCAGAGAGGTTAATTAATAGTTAGCCTTTTTTTTGTGTTTGTTTAATTTTTAATCAAAAATAATGATTATATTTACGTCAAAAAAAACGTGAAACTTTTAAACGAATTAGCAAAGCACCATAATGAATGGGTACACATAGTAAAAACATTCGGAGAGCATAATACCTGCGAAGATATAGTTCAAGAGATGTACATCAAACTAAACAAGTACACTAAACTAGAGAACATAACTAACAACGGTAAACTAAACAAATCGTATGTATGGTTAACTTTAAGAAACTTATACTACAATCAACAAAAACAAAGTAATAAGGTTAATTATATAGACATAGAAGATTGCAAAGGATTAGAAGCCTTAAACACAAGTAACGAAGAACTATCTGCTCAAAGTAGGCTAAATGATAAAGTAAATGGAGAGATTGAATCATGGCATTGGGCAGATAAGTTACTGTTTGAGATTTACCTAAACGAGGGTAAGTCTATGCGAAAACTAGCAGAAGATACAGGCATAAGTGTAACAACTATATTTTGGACAATAAAGAAGTGTAAACAAAGATTAAGAGAAAACGTAGGAGAAGATTACGACGATTATTATAACAGAGATTTTGAATTAATATAACTATGGAAGAAAATAAACCAAAACAAACAAGAAAACGTAAACCTAGAAGTAAAGGATTAGGTGATAGTGTAGAGAAAGTTCTACAAGCTACAGGTGTAGATAAGGTGGTTAAATTTGTATTAGGAGAAGATTGTGATTGCGACAAAAGAAAAGACATCTTAAACAACTTATTTCCTTACAAACAACCTAAGTGCTTACAAGAAGAAGAATACAACTATCTAACAACATTCTTTGAATCTAAAACAAACACACTAGCACCAAGCCAACAAAGAGAGTTACTAAAGATATACAATAGAGTATTTAACATTAACGAACCTTTAAGCAGTTGCCCTGATTGTTGGAGAAACAGAATAAAAGAACTAACAAAATTATACAATGAGTATTAGAATAATAGAAGTATTTGAATATTGCCAGTTATCTATACATATAGATGAAACAATGGAGTTATATCATAAAGCATTGTTTATGTATTGTAACAATTGAATAAACAAAACAAAATCAAATGGACAAAAGAAAGAATAACGGAGGTGCAAGAAGAGGTGCAGGTCGTAAACCAAAAGATGAAGAACAAAAGATAAGGGACTTAATGAAACCTTATTCACTAGATGCTATACAATGTTTAGCCAACATCATATTAGACGACAAAGCAAGGCATTCAGATAAAATAAGTGCATCTAAACTTATCATCGAATATACTTACGGTAAACCAAAAGAAACAGTTGAAACTACTCACAACATTAACGAGTTTAATATAAAAGATGTCTTTAGAATTAAATCCTAAGTATTTACCGCTATTTAATAATGATAACCGTTACTATATTGTAACTGGAGGTAGGGGGTCAGGTAAATCATGGACAGTAACCATGTTTTTATTAGGTTTAACTTACGAATCTAACGAGGTTATACTATTTACACGTTATACATTAACATCGGCTCACGTTTCAATTATTCCAGAGTTTTTAGAAAAGTTAGAACTATTAGGAAATGAATCAGACTTTCATATAACTAAAGACGAAATAATAAATTTAAAGACTGGAAGTAAGATAATATTCAAAGGTATTAAAACAAGTTCAGGGACACAAACTGCATCTTTAAAATCATTAGCAGGTGTTACTTGTTGGATATTAGATGAAGCTGAAGAATTAGTAGATGAAGATGTATTTGATAAAATAGATTTATCAATAAGAGCAAAGAATAAACAGAATAGAGTTATATTGGTCCTGAATCCTGCAACTAAAGAGCATTTTATATATCAGAAGTTCTTTGAAGCAAAAGGAGTAGAAGCAGGAAGCAACACAACTAAAGGAGATACTACCTACATTCACACTACATACTTAGACAATAAAGATAATTTATCAGAATCTTTTTTAAAGCAAGTAGAAGAAACGAAGAAGCGTAGACATGAAAAGTATAAACACGCAATTTTAGGTGGTTGGTTAAACAAAGCAGAGGGAGTTATATTTACTAATTGGACGGTAGGCAAATTCCCAAATACAAATGATACTATCTTCGGTCAAGATTTTGGATTTAGTCAAGACCCAACAACGTTAGTAGAAACATATATTAATAAAGATAAGAAAGAAATATATGTAAGGTTACACGTTTACAAGGCAGGTTTAACAACTTCAGAGATAGCACAATTAAACTATAAGTTTGCTCAAGATAGATTGATAGTAGCAGATAATGCAGAGCCTAGATTGATAGCAGAATTAAAAGCAAAGAAATTGAATGTTGTACCAACTATTAAGGGTGCTGATAGTGTCAAATATGGTATAGCTTTACTCCAGGATTACGATATGATAATAGATGAAGATAGTACCGATTTAATAAAAGAACTAAACAACTATTGTTGGTTGGAGCGTAAGAGTGAAACGCCCGTGGATAAATGGAATCATGGACTGGACGCACTTAGATATGCAGTAGCCTATCAGTTATCTAATCCAAACAAAGGTAAATACTCAATATGGTAGAACAAGTAGATATAAGACAAATGATAGCATTATGCGAATCGTACCTAAGAGATAAGAAAGGTTATAGAGGTAGGATAATATTTGATGAACGTTTATTTATGACTTCACACCGTACACAAATAAGACAGCAATTCGTATTGCTAAATGAATTATACAACCAAGCAATTCAGTACTACAAAAAACAATAATTAAGG